GGAGGCATTGGTATATCTCTTATAGATCCTCTATTTTGTTCTATCATTTCTCGCAGGGCTGCATCATCAAATCCAGGACGCTGACCTATTGAAGTTATTTGATCTCTTAATGCTGTGTCATCGTAGATAGGTCTGTTTTCTAAATCATCTCTTGTAGCAAACTTGTTAAAGTCTGGCAGTTCTAATGTAGAAGGATCAAAGGCTGGTATGCTAGTAATCCCTGTTCTGTTTTTAGAAATCATATCTCTTAGCTCTGAGTCATCAAAAGAAGGTCTTTGTCCTATTGAAGTTATCTGATCTTGTAGCTGGCTAGGATCAAAAGAAGGTCTTTGTGCTATTGAAGTTATTTGATCTTGTAGCTGGCTAGGATCAAAAGAAGGTATGTTACCAAATCTTTTTTCTAAACCCCCTATCTGATCTTGTAGCTGGCTAGGATCGAATTGAAATTGACTAGGATCAAACTGACCAAACTGATCTTGTAATCCGCCTATCTGATCTTGCAGTTGACTTGGATCAAAAGCTGGTATGTTTCCTATTTGATTTTGTAGTCCACCTATTTGATCTTGTAATTGACTAGGATCAAATTGAGGCATGTTACTAAATTGATCTTGTAACCCACCTATCTGTGATTGTAATTGCGAAGGATCAAACTGAGGCATGTTGCCTATTTGCTGTTGGTTTTGTTGTATCATTTCTCTTAGAGAAGAATCATCAAAAGAAGGAGTTTTAAAATTATTCCTAACCATTTCCATAATGTCGTCTTTGTAATCACCTAAGTTAAAGTCTGGTTGTTGAACAGGAGGTTCAAAGCTTGGGCCTCTTTCATTAAAGTTTGGGTTGCCACCTGGAGCCATTCTAGGATCTCCCATTCCATCGTTTCCACCTGGGCCGCCTATAGAAATAAATTCATCTCTTGGTGGACGGGTTGGATCTCTAAATCTTGGTGGTGGTGGAATAAATCCTGCGTCTGGTGGAGTACGACCTCTAAACATATCACCAATGGGATCGCCCATTTTATCTGTAGGCATGAAAGCTTGTTCAGGTTGTATAGGTGCTTGATAACCTTCGGGAGTAAAATAAGCAGGGCCGCCTTGAATTAAGGTAGGTCTAGGTGCTTGTTGTGGTTGCATAGGTCTAGCCATAGTAGCACCCGCATCTCTGCCAGGTATTCCTTTTCTCATAGCGTCTTTAAATAAACCCATCAGCAAATTCCTTTAAACTTCTTACCTCTAAGAGCAGCACCGCCGCCTCTTGATTCGCCGCCACCGTAACCCTTAGGTTGTGGTGCAGATCCGTTAGGAATCTTTTTAAGATCAGAGTAATTAACAGTACCTTGATCTTTAATAGTTACGCTTGCTTTTACATTTTTCATATTAATTTACCTTTTTTTAGATGCTCTATATGCCTTTGCCTTATCTAAAGCAATGGCAATAGCAGTCTTCTTTTTTCTGCCACTGTTAACCAATTCTCCTATATTAGCAGATATAGTCTTTCTACTGCTACCTTTTTTTAACGGCATACTATTTCTTTTTCTTTACCGCTACTGGTTTAACTTTTTTGTTAGCTACAGGCTTGGCCTTAGCCTTAGGCTCAGACTTAACTTTAACTTTTGGTTCTTCTTTTTTAGCCTTGACTTCGACTGCTGTTTTTTTGAGGAGTTTGTCGGCATCTTTATCTGCCTGCTTGGCGATAGCTTCGATGTCGATTTTTCTATCTGCATACTCATTGATGATCGTCCCATTGCCATTGTTTATTTCCTCTTCTTTTTTAAGCTCTTCTTTGTGAATAGCTTTCATTTTATTTCTAACTGAACTCATAATTAACCTCTCATTATATCCATTGCTTTAAATTGTGCTGATTGATCCATTCGATCTCTAGCTATGTTGTCTTTCATTGTAGCTATTTCTTTTTGAATTTCCAAACGCTGTTCTGCCAGCCTTGTATTATCCATAGACTTCATAGCATCAAACTCTTGTCTTTGTGAAAACTCTTCACGCTTACGTTGTACATCATCAGCTTTAATATCTAACTCTTTACCTCTTAGTTCTACTAAAGGATCAGGTTGCGGTTGAGGTGGCATAAACATAGCGTTTATCTGTTCAGTCAACTGAGCAATAACAGCTGCTATATCTTTAGCAACTTTGTCTTGTATCTCTTGCATGTATTGACCAGATACTTCTGGAGGTAGCTGTTGTATTTGTTGCATCATTTGTTGGAACTGTTGATCTTGTGCATTCTGTTCGTCCACTATCTCAGCGGCTCTAAAAGATACATGCTGATAAATGTGCGATTGAATTAAAGATAAGACCATAGGATTGGCTTGAGCAGTCATAGTTCCGTATAGGGACATGTGAGAGTTAATGTGCGAATCATGGTCTTGCCCAGCAAATGCTTGAGCTGGCATACCTGATATCAAAGATGCGTTCTCATTAGCGGGATCCATAGGCATAGGCTGTGGCGTAGGCGGTAGAAGTTTCTCAACATCTTGAACACCCATTGCACCGTACATTCTTCTGTATGCTTCATGCAGTCCAGCGGGGCCATGTATTTCAGGATTACTTTGTACAGTTCTTAATATCTCTTGAGCCAACATAACTCTCTGACTCATAGAGAAAGTATTAGGATCTGATACAGGTAATACGTCTACTCTTTCATCAAAGTCTTGAGCCTTGATAGTTTGGTTTCCGTTAGCTGTGAAGTAAGGATAGTCTGGTGGTAAGTATTCACTAAATACTTTTGCTAGTATCTCAAATTCTATTCTTTGACTTGAATGAAGTCTTTTATGAATAGCACTCATAACACGAGTACCACGTTCTAGTAGTGCAATCGTTGTTCCTACAGGAGCATTCTGATTTCCTTCACCAACTTGCGTATCAGCTATCGAAGCGAAACGCCTTCCACTGTCAACCAAGATACCCAGGAGAGAGAGTAGGGTTTGGCTTGGCTCCTTAAAAGGTAACGGTACAAAGGCATCTCGCAAACTTCCGCCAGGGGCATCCATGTCTCTGAACTCACCAGGTTGTAGTGGTTGATCATCATTACGAATACGAATACCACGGGCTTTAAATCCAGCAGGTAGATTAGATAAAGTACCTGCGTCAATTAACTGTCTTAAGATAGATGTTGATGCTTTAGATAGGCCGCCTATCATGTGAGTTAAACCAAAGCCATAGAATCCTAAGCCTGGTAAGAACTTATAGTGAACAAAGTAGTTAATACGTTGCTTTAATTGATCTGTTTCTTTGTAGTTTCTACGTATAGATAGGACTTTATCATTAGCTATAGTAATGATATAAGGTAGTTTTATACCTGTTTCTTCGCCTTCTGAGTCTAAATCTTCATAACCTGCGACATCTAACTCAGTATGAACCTCATATACTTTACAAGTATCATCATCGTCATAACTAGGGCTAACGCCTTGTATTTCATCTATTTCTTCCTGTACTTCATCAATATCATCTAGCATGTTGCCAGAGGATACATCTACGTCACGATAGAAGCCTATTTGCTGTAGCTTCTTAACGTCATTCATTGACATATCAATGACATGAGTAATTCTTGTAGCACTGTGTAAGTCAGTAGCAGAGTAAGGAACGATTAAATCTTCACTAGGTATGAACTTTGATACAGCTCTTCCTAGATTCTGATCGTAGTAAACTTTTCTAAAAGCAGAACCCGATAGCGGTAGATAGAATAACATCTGATCTGTCTCAGAATCGTACTCTTTCATAACCTGCATAAGCTGGTAGTTCATGAACTCTTGTACACGTGCTGCCTGTTGTTCTGTTTCGGCATTAGACATACCTATTACTTGGGTCTTAACAGGCCCTTGTGATGGTAGTATTTCGTTGTAAGCTTGGGCTTGGAACTGAGTAACGGATTCGGCTAAAAGCGGGTGCATAACTCCAGAGGCACCTTCAAACGGCTGGGATCTTTCCTCGTACTTCATACCTAGGTATTGAAGACCCTCTTTGTATGTCTTCTCCCAGTCAGATCTTGATTCTTTATCCGAATCAATACTGCCCATAAGATCATCCATAAGGCTGTTTAGCTCAGAAGACTCTACTTCCTCAGCTAAGTTAGCATAGAAGTCTGTATCTTCCATCGGCGGAGTTGCTTCACCGAACATGATGTTTCCATCTTCCATTTCCTCGAAGCCTTCGAAGTCAGGATTATCTTCTTGAATATCTACTTCTACTTCTACTTCCATTTCCTTTGAACGATCACGAACTCCTAGCTCAAGTTGATCTTCAAACGTAATAGCTTTATCTATGTCTGCCATGTTAATCCTGTATTAGTTTTCCTAGCTCTCTCTTCATCTCTTCAATTTCTTTAGAATCTTTGTTATAAGCTTTGTTGCTTATGCTTGAAGAATCTTGTTGAAGTCTTCTTTCTTGATTTTGTATTTTGGTCTTTAGTTTATCAATCTTAGGGGCTTTAGCTTTTTTTACAACTTTTTTTACAAACTTGCTAATGTGTGTAACCCCTGTTTTCTTTATGCCCATTATCTTAAAGCTTTTCCAAAACCTCTTACAGCCGCACCAACACCTTTTTTTGAAGATCTCTTAGGGCTAACTGATCCGCCGTCTTTGTACTTCATCATACCGCCATCAGCTTTCTTCTTAGGCTTGGTATCTTTTAAACCTTTATCAATCTTTTTTAACATTTTTGCCTCGAACTTCTTGTATTCTGCACTATTAAAATAGTCATCTTTCTTATTAGGTTTGATTGGTGTCTTATTTCTTGCTTGTGTTTTTGGACTTAAAATTGTTTTTTTAGCTTGAGAAGCAGCCATATTTTTTTCTTTTACTGAGTCAATTCTTTTTTGCTTGCTCATGTCTTTCTTAATCTTTGCATTAAACTGCTTGTCTGTTAATCCTTTTGGTTGTCCGCTCTTAATAAAATCTTTAGACATTTCTTTTCTTTGTGCAGCTGTCATTCTTTTTTTGACAAGCTTGTTGCCTATTTTTTTCATTCCCTCTGCTACTACTTTTGCTTTACCCATGTTATTACTCCTAATAATATATTCGTTGTCTAGGTATGGGCTCTTCATCTTCTTCATCCGAGTCCAATCTTATAAAGTTACCTTGACGAAATCTTAGTATAGCCTGTGTTGTTGAATCTACAAAATCGTCATGCTCCCCAAATGGGAAGGCCGCACATTCCTCTATCACTTCTTCTGCGAAGATTGTATCTGGAGCCCAAACCATGCCCGCCTCAAATACTGGTGAAGCCGAATGTACACGAGTAACTTTGTCCTTCCCTCTTGTGGGTCGGTAGTTCACTACAGGTATACCCATCATCCTTAACTCATGCGTCAAAGGTGTACCACTTGCTTGGGATTCTACCAACACAATGTCAGGTTGCCAAGACATATATTCATCATAGGCTGTACTCTTCAATTCTGGGAAATCCCAACGCCCCTTCTTAGCATCGAGAAGAATGATCGACTCAGGAGATCCATCGCTAGGACGGAACACCCCCCATGTGGTTATGGCGGAGTAGTCAGCTGTCTGTTTAGAACTAAAGGCTGTATCGTATGACTGCAATATATAGGTGGTGTTAGGCGGCTCATCGTGTTCCCACTTCTGCCACCAGTCTCTCTTGAGTAAAGCACCCTCTTCTGAGGTAGGGTTCTGCATATACTGAGCATTCCACTTCGATATAGGGATAGATGCCTTAACAGACTCAAGCTCTTCTATCTTCCAGAACTCGGGCCATAAAGGGGTGTTATCGTCTAATATCGCAGGTAATTCTAGTATATCCCACTGATCTGCGTGCTCTTCGCCCATTCTCTTAAGAAGCTTCTCAGTTAGATCTAGCGTACTCCAACGCGTCATAACGATTACTATGATTCCGCCAGGCTGTAGACGCTGTCGCGGCCCAGAGGTATACCATTCGTAAGCAGACTCTAGTGCAGAAGGTGAGAGGGCATCCTGTTCTGAATGAGGATCGTCAATGATAAGGAGGTCAGCACCCCTACCCGTGATGGCTCCGCCAACACCCGCCGCGAAATATTCTCCGCCATGGTTGGTTTCCCATCGTCCTGCTGATTTACTATCGGCTGATAGTCGAACCTTCTCAAAGATTTGTTTGTACTCATCAGTATCCATAAGGTTTCTAACCTTACGTCCAAAACGAGCAGATAATTCTGCCGTATGGGTAGTTTGCATTATTTTCATGTCAGGATGCAAGCCCATCATCCAGCTAGGAAAGAACACAGATGCGAACTCTGATTTGGTATGACGCGGTGGCATGTTAACGATAAGGCGTTTAGTCTTACCCATAGCCACGTTCTCTAGCTTCTTAGCGAAGAGCTTGTGATGTTCGCCCTCGATGAAGCCATCCCATACATGCTTAACGTATTCAATGAAGTCAGTGTTAGCTTTGTTGCTAACCTCCATTTGCTTTAGGCGACTTTGAATCATAACGATCTCTTTTAAAGTATCGTCAGGTACGTGCTCTAGTTTATTTTTTTTATTGGGCATTTGAAAATGTTTTTTTTCATTTGTAATATGGTACCCCATTATGGTACCTAATTAAAGAAGGGGGGGGTAAAATGGTTTAGATGGTAATTGTATATACTTATAGTTATATATATACCCAAAAAAAAAAACGCGTGGCACTATATGGGGTGTACCCCCTAAAGAAAAACGCGATTTCAAAAAACGACTTCTGACCCAATAGAGACCCAAGGTAACGACAAGTACACTTGACATATTATAATGTGTGAACGTGTTGGTAATCCTGTATGTAATCATGGTAAAATATACCCTACAGGGAATTAACTCTGTAAATTGGAGAACTTAAAAGATGGATAAAATTAAAATAATAAATGAAGATGACATAACTATTTATCGTGTTGAAGATAATGGGGTTATTCAAGAATTTGGAACTTATGAAGAAGCAAAAGAATTTGTTTCATATACACAAAATCCAAAGTCTTATATTGATGATTGGAATAAAGCCAACGATTTAAAAGCATGGCAAGACGGAACTTTAATTAATGATAATGCTATTAATAAATTATCTTTAAAAGAACTAAATAAAATTAATGACATGCTTACCAAGGCTGGGTACTAATATGAATAATAAAGAAATGAATCAATTGCAAGTATTAGAATTAAAAGCCAGTGGTAAAGAACACTTAACAAGTGAAGAAATACAATTGCGTAATGAATTGGAATTTAAAAGAAACAAGCAAAATATCACTATGCGTTTAACAGGTGATAATAAATATTATAACGCTTTTCAATGTTGGCATTTCAGTCAACACGTTTTAGAAAATGGTTATGGAAGATATAAGAATTCAAAAGATAACAAAGATATTAAAAGCATTACTATATATAACAGTCCTTATGGGGCTGGTGCAATGTCTGAATTATCAACTGGGGGAACTACTAACCTTTTTTCATTCAATAGCCAAAAAGAAGCCCTTGCTTTTATTATTGGGTTTAATGTTTGCCTACATGATTTGAGAGAGGTGACATCATGAAAGATATTAAAATAGGAACTCTTAATGGAATCGTGGGGGCTTTAGCCCTCGTGATTTCTTTCATGATCTTCTCTAGCTCTTTCAATGGTTCTATATTCGGATCTGGTTTAACTTTTTTATGTGGCCTAGTGTTTGG